ATGCTGTCACTTGGCTTCTTAGGGAACGCTATCTTCTTGCCGCTGACTTCACCGTAAACGAGTAAGAGCCTGGATAGAAATCCCTGCCCAAGAGACTGCGGTGGAAAAGCTTCTGCAAATCCTGCATGTGTGTTTCCACCAAGGATAGATAACGTGGGTTGATATATACTAACACTTCTAGAGGTTTTGAGTCGCTGCGTGAAGGGCTGGCTAGGATCGTCCCAGTCCCAGAGAGATCCCAAGAGGGATAGGAACTCCAGATTCCCTGATCCCACGAACTCATTAAACTCATCGGCAACAATGTAAACTTGCTTTGGTTCTCCACCAACAAAGTCGTCTCCGAACAGATTAGACATAACTGAATTGGCGTTGACGATTGCTCCTGTGTCATCTTCTATCCCTTCAAGGTCAAGTAAGAACTTCTCTTTAGAAGTACGCTGGTGTGCATACTTGTCATAGCCCGCCGTGCTAAGAACTCTCTTGCTCATCTTGATGGCAGTAGACTTCCGCGTGCCGGGATCACCTATGAGCATCACATACATGTTAGGCATTATGTTGCTATCCCCGAATGGTAGATAGTATTGCCTGCCTAACAGTGCGCCTAGTCCGGTGAGTAGACTCCACCTGTGAAAGACCAGCGGGGGTTCGCTTTCTTCCACATAAGCAAAGTATCTATCAAAGAGTGAAGCATTCATTTAAGATCACTCCAGAACCTAGCAAGTGTTGTGCCATTGCCTACACTCATGTCAGGTGGGATAAGCATAGTCCTGGTAACGCCTGCTATGTCCTTAACCTGAATAGGATTCTTCATCATATCCTGTACAATAGCAGGAGTGTCCACCCCGCGATAAGCAAAAAAGATGCTATCGTGATTGTTGGCTTTAAGCCGAACCTTTCCTCTAAGAGAGCCGTAAACAGAATCGCGCCAGATAGCGTAAAAGCACTGATTGATAATACCAGCAGATAAGTTTTGAGGTCCATGGGCTACCGCCGAGTTAAGTGCAGGCTTGCTGCTGGTTGGGTCAGCAAAGAAGTGGCGCACCCAGCCAAGCTCCGATACTAGCTTCTTAGTCATCTTGATCTGGCGGGTGAGGGCACCATACCAATCTCTCTTTACCTCTGGATACGTATTCTCATACGCAGTCAGCAAGTGTTGACATACCTGAATCAGTGTCCACTTAGCGGGCAAGCTAAGGAGTATTCTAGCTTCTGCCGCCTTCTTAGGCCCCATGGTATCTAAGAGTACCGTCTCTCCCATGTTGTAGTTACTTCCATGATTGACTCGCTTAGAAAGATCTCTAAGCTTTTTATCCACAGATTCGTAAGGAACTCCGAAGAACTTATGCGCGTTCCACGAATGATAATCTTTGTCGGATTCAACAAGATTGATGAGAGACTGACAGCCAGATAAGTATCCGACACAACGAGCTTCAGACTGAGCGTAATCTCCCTCTGCCAGTCCGTCCCAATTATCATCGCACTCAATCCAGTCTTTAATCTCGGGGCCAGCAGGGATGTTCTGAATTTGAAGGCCGCACCAGTAAGACGACTCAGTGCTAGCGAGGCGGCCGGTATCTGTACCTGCGGGGTTAGTCTTATAGTGGAGTCTGTCATGCCAGAACTTGCTCCAGATAAAATAAGTAGAGAGAAGCTTGGCTTGCTTGCGATACGTAATGAGCGCAGATATGATAAGCTCATTGAATGGATGCGCAGCAGCGCACTTGTTCAGGGACTTGACATCAGAACTATCTGTGTCCTTTGGCATACCAAGACAAATAAGCAAGCGAGTAACTTGCTGTGAGCTACGAGGATTGAAGTCAGGGCCAATCCATTTAGCTAGTGGCTCAGCTACTGCCTTGAGCTTGGCTTCTGCTCTTGCCTTGTTACGCTCAAAGAGCGCCTTGTTAACCCTGAGGCCATCAGCTTCCATGTGCAGGCAAGGGAACACAAGAGGAAATTCAGTCAAGTAATTAGTAATAGCCCATGGTGGCACCTCAGTCACGAGGCTCAGGTAACTCATCATGGTAGCCCAACAGTCCTTGCCGTTGTACTCAAAGAGTTCGTACTCACCACCGGCGCTATCATCCTTCCAGTACCTGACTTCTCGCACGCAGAAAGCAGTAATGAAATCTAACCTCTTAGGTAACTCCGCATACCATGAGTGAAACATATGCTGCGTGTCATGCAGCCATGCAGTTACTGGTATGTTCCAGCGCCAGAAATAGAGGTTGTCATACATCCCGTTCTGGAATACTTTAGGTACAGACGTAGCATTAAGCGCACGGACAAAAGCGTGGGCCAACATGCACTTAAAAGGAACTACGACAGTGCGAGTGCTACCATCAGGAAACAGAGCGCAGTAACCAACGCAATGAATGCGCCTATGTTCATCACCACGATAAGTCTCAATGTCCACAGATAGTAGTGTCGCTTGAGAGAAGTCCACAAGTAAGGACGCACTTGTGCTAGGAGTCCATAGTTCCCATGTAAACTTCGTTTGAGGAAACCACTTTTCCGGCTTCGTAATCTTAGTGAGTAATCGCCTAAACACAAACGGAGCTTCAGCCACTGTGCGGAGATGGCGTAGTGGATTGAGCACGAGAACCATGACTTCATGATTGAGCCTAGTAATAGTGTTGGCTGGGATACGGAAGAAACTACCGTGGTAGTCATCGAGGGTAAGGTTTTTGAACGAGCCATTCTTGTTCAGCGGCCGGCGGAAGTCCGGTAGCATCTTCAAGAGAGTAGTCATGGTACTTGGGCATGAGCATACAATGTCAGTTATCTTATTGGCATTGATCTTGGCAGCTATTGCGGCTGCATACTCTTGCGGATCTAGAAGCACCTTGAGCGCGAAAGGGCCAAGGAGTTCTCTGAAAGCTGGTAAGTGCATACGATCATCTGGCGTACCGAATAGCCCTATGATCTTACCAGTAGCTGTTAGAGAAGTCATACTGCCTCCTGTTATGTTATCTTCTTGTGCCAAGACTCTCGCAACAAAGCGGAAGCCATCGCACAAAAAGCCCACCGCTTTGTGAGCAGTGAGCTAGTCCTTAGTAGGAACTAAGAAAGGTGATTAGACGATTGCAACATCCTTCAGAGAGAAGAGGAAGCGGCCTTCTTCACGCTTGTCAGCACGGCGCACCAAGGTAGCAACGATTGCCACAGCCTTGATTTCTTGCAGCGTGTCACCCATCTTGGCAGTACCGAAGTGTGCAGAGAAAGCAGAGCAGCGTTCTTTCAACATGCCCATGCCAATCTCATTGATGGTGCCATCCGTCTTGAATGGCGAGAACATCTCCAGGAACTTCTGGTCAGCAGCGCACTCAGCCGCCTCATCAGGGTTCTTGACTTCATTGACGTTCTTAATAAGGTAAGAGAACTTGATGTACTCGCTACCGCTAGCGGCCTTCTCGCGGGAAGCTGTGACTTCAAGGTCATAGTTACCAGTAGGTGGCACGCCAATGGGTGGCAGGTCATCAATGTCATCCATCGAAGCATCCATCAAAGCATCGAAGTCAGCAAGTGCAGCGTTATTCGTGGTCATTTCATTTCCAATCAAAGCAAGGGGCATAGCCAAAGGCAAGCCCAGAGTTAACAGACGTCCGGCCTGTCAGCGGTTAGTCACAGGTGTGACTTATCTTGTTCTTCGCAGCGATCTTCTGCAAGCTTGGCGTACCCTTGAATGTCATGCCAGTTGTCTTTGTAATCAGGGTCACCTGATAGGATGCGAGCAATCTTGTCAGCGATAACTTCAAGCGCTTGTTTCTTGTCAGCAGATAGCTCGTGCCAGTTACTGCTGCGATCATACATTATGATATGCTTAAGCCCTTGGCAGATACGAGCACGGTTAGTGAAGTCTCCGTAGCGCTGGCCTCTCTGCCGCAAGGTCTCTTCTACAGAACTCTCTTTCTCCTTTAGGAGGTGAGCGAACAAAGGATGTTCCTCATCTGCAGGTTGAAATACGCCGCTCATGATGGGTTTACTCCGAGTTGTTTGAACAAAGGCAACAGAGAAATTTCTGTATCCTTAAGACCGTCAAGTTTAACACCGCTTCTCCCCCCTGTCAAGACATTTCCAGCGCTGATGGATGTGTTCATGACACTGTGCTTCTTGTTCACAACACTGACATACACGACCTCATCGAAGTACTTTGCTGCAAGCTTAGAGAAGTTGCGAGTACCAACAACAGGAACAAGATACTCCTTAGTGCTCTCTGGCTTCTCGCTGTCAATGTCATGGCTGATGCAAATGATGTTAACATCCAGCACTTGGATAAGACTGAGAACTTCTTCCATGTACTGGCCTTGCTTGGCATAGTCATTGAAGGTCTGCTTGTATTCTTCACCACCGGGAGCTTGCAACTCCTTGAGAGTAACCTTGCTCATGGCACTGTTGCTGAGTTGGCTGAGCGTATCAATCACAAGCACATCCTTGTCAGTGAACTTGAGGATATCAATCTCATACCACTGAGCATCAGCAACCTTGTTACACAGTGGGCAGTTGATCTTGCCGTGGGCATGGCAGAATTTGCGCAGGCCGCCTTTAAGAATTGCCCTAACCGTATCAATAGCAATGGGATACATGCGATGATCTGGCAGAGAGTAGATTTGAATGTTTTTGCGAGCAACAGGCTTGAGCATTTCTGGATTCATCAAGCTCTTGATGCCATGATCCAAGTCAATGAAGTGCATTGTAAAGCCAGCCTCTGCAAGCTTACCAACAAGCACAGTCTTGCCAGCCTTAGGTGGCCCATAGACAAGAGCCTTAACTCTGGCAGATTGGGTGTATTGATCGAGGTTCAAAATGGTCCTCCATCATCGTTAATTGCGTCATAGCCAATAGCCGTGAGCTTGCTGATCTTGTCAAGGATTGCGTTCTCGCGCACTTGATTCTCAGCACGTACATTGTCAAGAGCCGTGTTCAAGGCAGTAAGCTCATTGGTGTTGCGTTTCTCTTTAGAAAAGAGAGTAAGGGTAACAACTGCGGTGCCAATTTTGGTATAGTTATGGTCACTAACCTCAAAGCCCCAAATATTAGGCAGGGACTCGCCGCTCTCAATCTCAGCCATGGGGAGGTAGTCTGCCTTATAAGCAAACGCGTTGAATGTAATTACTTTGATCATGATGTTCTCCTACGTTAATGAACCTTGTCGCCAACTTCTGGCATGTTTGCTTTTTCCATACGCTTGAGCAGCCTAGTTGTAAAGCCAGACAGCTTGTCGAGGATGCTATTCTGTTCCATGATTTCCTGCGTAACAGGCACACCATAGATAATGCCAACACTGAAGATAGCAGCAGCCTTGTCTTGTTCTGTTTGCTTCATGTGGGTATGCTCAATAAGCATCTGAGTGCCAGTATCTAGATCTTCAAATAAGCGAGCGAAGCCAAGGATGCCAACCACCTCAGCGGCCGCAGTCATAACTTCTTCGTATGAAAGCTCATGACCAGAGAATATGATGGCAACATAGTTAAGGTAGTTACCCGGCTCTCCCAGCATCCCTGTTTGTGGCGACAGGCTGATACTAACAGTAACGTCAGGCTCAGCTAATGTAATGGCTACGTTACCATCGGCAGGGAAGCGCCCAAACTGAGGCATACGCATCAGGTACTTAACTACTGATCCATCAGGCCGTATTGATTCACCGCTAAAGAACTGCGGGATGTCTTCAGTCATTTTAGTCATGATAGGTTCTCTTTTTGTTTAGCCACTAGCTGGCTGAGTGATGTGGGATAGTCCACTAATTCGATAGCGGAGATGCTATCAAGGTTGTCAATCTTTTGCAAGTCACTGAACTCTTGCCCGTAGGCAGCAGCAAAGCTCATGTCGCAAGTCTCATAATACTCACACCTGCGCATGTAAGAGAAGCAACTTGATCCACGCTTAGGGAAGAAGCGCAGTTCACTGTAGGTATCAATCTGTTGATTGACCAGCAGTTGATCCTGTAACCACTCTGCTTTCTTATGCACAGTCTTTATGAAAGAAAACTGTACCCACTTCTGTGAAGTAGCAGAGTAGATAGTGTACATGACTTCATAGTCTGTGGCCCCGAGGCTGTCAATGACGATGCTATAGCCCAGCGCTTGGTCGCTGTTACTATACATGCAAGGGTCAACGTTGCTCAGCCCCGTTGTCTTGTTCTCTTTGACACGGTACTTACCAGTGTACTTGTTACGGAGAAGCTGGTCGATGTGACCTGAGAAGAAGTGACCATCACCGAAGTCAACAGCAATGGTCTGCTCAACACCAACAGACTCATAGTCTGCAAGGTCAGTCTCTTCTTCGCGGAAGGTGCGGTAAGTATAGAGTGCCCAGACAGCCTCATGAAAACTCTTACCATTCTTCCTACCTAACTTGCGCTCATCAGCAAACAAGTCCATGTCCCATGCTAGGAAGGCTGCCCAGATAGCCTTGTCCATATCTTCTGTTGCATCGAACGCTGCCACCCCAGCCCCGACCGCATGGCCGTAAGCAAAAGTAGTTGTATTACTTCTACCTTCCGTACCATGTGCAGCTTGCATCTTGTAAATAGCATACTTACGCGGGCAGGCGTGGAAGGTTTCTGTTGTTGAGTAGGTGCGTAAGTTACCATGCTTGACAAGTGCTGTGTAGGTACCTTGCGCAGGAGAAGCAGACGGAGTAGCTCCAGTGCCGGGCGTGATGCCTTCTACTGGTGTTTCCATTAGTTCGTCAAAGTTCATGATTCAAACTCCTTGATCAACAAGTCCAACCAATCATGACGGTGCTTTTGTAACAGCGGTGTCACACTGTCACTAATATTGAAACCTTTACTTGTCAGCCAACCCCTTAAGGTGTTGCAACCCTCCAGCCTTCTCATGATAATATATTCTGCTTCTTGCCTCACAAACAGCGGCATGTTTGTGTCATCTATAGCAAAGCAAATGTAAGTAATATGAACGCCATGGATGTAACTACGCGGGTTGCCATTCCACAAGAGTTTCTTTGCTTGGCGAAAGCACTCAGCAATATCTTTGTTCATGTTCATGATGCCACCTCACAGATCATTAATAGTAAGCTTGCCAACCGCAGAAGCACTCTTGCCTTTGCCCTTGGCCGCCGCCTTAACAATCTCCACTTGCGTGTGGCTCTGTGCCGCAGCTATCAGAGTAGCTATCTCTGCATCATTGAGCAGTGTTACTGTCTCAGGATAAGAGACAAGCAAGGCATGGCTGTTACGCAGATGCTGGCTCATTTGTGGATCTTTGGCAAGCAGTGAAGCTTCCAGACCAGCAAGGCTCATAGCCAAGCGATCCATTACTTCCTTAGGAAGCTTGCTTGTTTCTGGTAAGTCTTTCATGTTCTTTCCTTCTAGTATAAAAGATATGAGTTGAATCACTCGGGGTCTGGAGTCTCGCGGCAAGGCGATCATGCGCAGGAACAACGTGCTTGCATTGAAGTCTGTTAGGCTTCTACCCCAATGCGCGGATGCTAGCCATAAGATATGGTTGCCATGCAAAGTAGAGAGTGGCGGCGCGCTGTCTGCAACCTTTGCATACCATTCTACTTTGCTACTAAGGCCAAGCAGAAACGGCAAATCCAGCGTGCTTCTCTCATGAAGTTCTACCGCTGGACTGTTTAGATACCACGCTATTCCTCTTATGCTATGGTAGTATAGTGTTCTTGCTTGCAACGCCGGCGACAGCGTAGGCAGGGGGCAGGTTAACATAGTCTCTCTCCATAATAAATATTACCCTATAAATTCGTAGAATACACAAGTGTGAAGTCTACTCTTATGCGTGTGTCTGACAAGACAGTGCGTGTGATCTTTAGCTTAGACCACCCGATAAGTCCTACCTTGCGACGGACTGTATTCTCGTCACTCTTAGTCTCTATCACACCGGCTATCATGGTACGTGCAAAGTCCTTAGACACCGTGACAGATGCCTTACCGTTTAGCTTGATTTCATTCCAGACAGAAGAGTAAGCACGCATAATTCTTTTGGCAGCACTCTCAACAGCGCATGGCGCAGAGAATGCTGACAAAAAAGAAGGGCTACTGAGTTAACAATAGCCCTTCATAAACCTGCAACTAGCTAGTGCAACCTAGCCAATAACCACGGAGGAGACAAATACGTGGCTGGCCCGCATGGGTTCATCACAGGATGAACAAACCTTTACAGCAAGTCCAGATTCATGACTGGTTCAGGAGTAGCAATCCAACGCTGGTACTTGTCACGAATCCTGCTGGCAGCAAGCCCAGTCTCTTCGATGTTGCCCGAGCTTGCCATGTAGATGTCCAGTTGATCGACCAGAACACCAAGCACTTCTTTGTTCGCCTTAGCCTTGGTGGGCTTCTTGAACAGGTTGATGTGGTTGTTGATCTTGTCAGCGGTCTTGCCAGTTGCGGCCACCATAACAACAAGGTAGTCTTGGAACAGGGCTTCCCAGTCTTCATCGCTGAGGGCAGTAGCACCGCGCTGAGTTGCTGGCAGATTAGCAATGTATTCAAGCGTGAGCTTGGAATAATCAAGCACATCAGCAGCAATGATCTTGCTATCGTCATCCCCAAATGACTCGATAACATCATCGAACTGCTCACGAGCACCATCAACAAACAGACGCGCAATAGCGTCCATAACAAGGGTGTACTCTTTAGAGGCAGGGTCTTGCAAGGCTTCGATGGCTTCTTCTGCTGATGGCAGTGGGATGCTAACTTCAAGAGAAGGCTGCCTCTTGGTCTTGCCAAGCAGGTTGCCTGCTTCGTCACGGATAGCACGGCTTTTGAAGTTGAATTTGACTGTCTTGGTAACGGACATGGTAATCTCCTGTTGGTGTTGAGATTGAAATGGCAATATTGCCGGGCTGGAAACTGGGTAACTTTTGGCTGGTGTTTCCCGAACCAGAACAGTTAGTGTCTCATAGGGCTGATACATTGTCAACCCCTATTTCTATTCATTATTTGCTTGATTGTTCATCGTCCTTTAAGTCTTCCATTCCACACACAAGTGCGATGCCCAAGACAACAGCAATGACAAAGCCCCAGATACCGGTGCCAAAGATTAAGGCTATTGCCAGGATAGATAAGATAGTATACATTAAAGTTCTCCATTCTTGTGTGCCTTGAGGCGATCACTTGGTAAGTCAAAAGACAGAATAGCTACATAGTAGCCGTCGATGGCAGGAGAAGTCCGCAGTTCCATAGTTATGAATCTACTTTCTTCTACCTTATCCCACTCCATTTCAGTGGGCATGTTGTTGTAGGCCCATACAATTTTATATACCCTGCCTCTCCAAGTTAGTGCGTTCTTGTCTTCATCGCAGCAAGCTACGATAACACGCTTCTCGATAGAGAATCTTTTGTGCGTACGGATAAGCTCAACAGCAGCAGCAGATAACTCTGCAAATGGCCAGTACTTAATACGGTAGGCAAGTTGTGTTTGCTGGCGATCAGGCTCAAATAGTTTGAGGAATAGGCTCATAATAGTTCTCACTCAAAAGACTCAAAAAAGTGCATCAGGAAGGCTTGCAATGATAGAGGCTTGCGACGGTGCCGCCTTAACCTTACCATCACCGCCACTCTTGAGGTCATGCCGTCTACTAAGTATTCTCCATTGTGCTTGCGCTTGCAAGAACTTAGGCAACGATGCAAAGCCATCACGCTTAGGCTCAGGTGGCATAACATCTAATGCCTCAGCCTTGCGATCAAAAGCAGAGAAGAAAGTCTCTGTTGCTTGTTGCTCTTCTTTAGTCATATCATCACCGTTAAGTCCGTTGTTTGCTTGGCCCGCCACACTGCTTAGTAGCGTGAAGGAAGAATAGAAGTCACGTATGATTGCATGCGTGTTGTTAAGTCTTGTCTTTATGAAGAACATGATGTCATTGCCAATGTCGCAGGTTTCCAGTATGGCTACTTGCACATCTTCTACATCATCTAGGTTCCACTCTTCAGGGTGCATGTCAGCAGTGAGGAATATTGTCTTGAATGTATCGCGGCGGCCAACCCCATACCTTGCATCACTACGCATCTGTATGTCTACCCAAGCCCACACCTTGTTAAGATCAATGCGACGGTACACAGCCTCAGCCTTAACAGTAAGCAACGCATCAGTGCGAATCTTAACTTCTTCTGCTTGCTGCATTGTGTCTTTGCCAGATTCCCACTCTTCTTTAATAGCGAAGGCATCATCTAGCCACGCAGAGAAATTCTCCCAGTGTATATTATTATTGGCAACGCTTACTCTGTACTTAGGAAACTCACTGCGCTTGGTGGTAACATAATGGTACCAAGACGCTACACGTAAGAGCCTTCCGGCACTAGCCACCACTACTACCCACGCTGGTAAGCTAGGCACTAAGGCATTCCAAAGATGGGTAGAAGCAGTAGGCGGTTGCCAGATAGCATCAAGCTCATACATAATGGCAGAGACAGTAAGCTGTAGCTCACGTTGGTCATTATCTGTAGAACACCATGCTATCGCCTCGGATGCTGCCAGTTCATTGCGTAGCTTTAGTATCAGCTTGCTCAGCCCCATGTTATATACAGGATGCAGCAGGCCATGCATAGTAGAGGATAGTGAGTTAATCACAGGCCAACCATGAGAGCATAACGCATCAACCTTGACTAACGCAATGCCACTACGTGAGCAGTGTATTATGTTAGTGGCCAAGGGTGTGACGCGAACAGTATTCATAGTATCAGTCATAATAGTATTCATAATAGTCATAGTAGGTTATGTTATTCCATGTCATACGTATCTACATCCTCTACCCTTCCTCTCTCTTTAGCTTTACCAGTAAAGAACGCAATCTTCTCAGGAAGAGTAGTTCCGGGTATCACCGGCCTTGCTGCCCCACGTGAGAGGCTGTTAACATGTGTGCCAATATCACCCTCACAAATAATATAAAGCTCATGCTTTGCCCTTGTCACTGCAGTATACAGCAACTCCCTTGACAACCTAGCAGCATGGCTATTATGCAAGAACAGGAACACACGCTTCCACTCTGATCCTTGACTTTTATGCACAGTGAGAGCATATCCAAACAGCATGGTGTTTATCTCTCCTGCTGTATTAAGTACCTCAGTCTTGTCAAGGCCAGGAATATAGACTGTGATAGTGTGGGATGCTAGGTTCTTAGCATTGTCATCAGCACCAGCAAGGCTATCAAGTGCATTGAGTATCTCATCTGCTGTTAGCGTAGAGGCAGCAGGCTGGCCACTCTCAGGATCATAACCCCAACGATTGAGTGTCTTGCTTGCAATTTGCGTAGACTTACCGTAATATCCGGGGGTTGGGAATATCTTAGTTATGATAGCCTCATGCTTAGCTACTAACACGCGGTCGCCAACAGCAAAGTAACTCTTTTCATACCTTGCTATGACCTCATGCACTACCTCACCGCGCTTCTTACCAAGGTATTCTGCAATTATCTTATTGAGTTCAATCGTGCCGAATGATTTATTGAATGGGCACAGAATCATATCCTCTTCAGGATCATAAGTACCAGACTCAATGCTTTTAGGCAGGAATGTTTTCATCATATTTATGGCGTTGTCCCATCCAACACGCTTCTTCCACGGATGGATAGTTAACTTGCCATGCTCACCGCGGTCAATGGTAATAGGTGCAGACAGTTTAGCAGGCACAGTCATATTCTCACGTTCGTGCCATGCAACGCCATCACTAACAAAAGTCTTTTTCTCCTGATTGTTAGTGCGTATGGCAGTAGCAATAGATATGATGGGAGACAGCAAGGCTTGTCTGTATACATGAGTCAACTCAATAGTGCGAATTTCTGCCAGCTTGAAGCCCAAGATGCTAGGGCCAAAAACCGGCGGTAACTGATTCAAGTCACCCAAGAATATAAACTGCGTTCTTGCGCTTAGTGGCAACGCATTCATAACTTGGTCAAACAAGTCTGTACCTATCATGCTTGACTCTTCAAAGATGATAGTACTTATGTGAGGTAACTTGTTCACACTATTGCGGCCAGGCTCAAACCTCATAGTGGTAGTTATCCTACCAGACGTGGTATCTTCTACTTCATAGTACACAGGAGCATACTCAAGAAATTTATTGATAGTAATGCAATGCTTTTGAAGATGCGGCGGCAAGCGCTTGCGTATGTTATTCACAGCCTTGTTAGTAAAGCCACAAATAACAATGCCGGGCGCACCCTTGTCAAGATGCTTAGTCTCTTGAGCAAGAGGTAGCATGTGGGCAGCACGCTGAATGCGTGTTATGAGAACTTGCGTAACAGTGGTCTTTCCGGTGCCGGCCGCACCTATTATGCAAAAGCTCTTACCTTGCAAGCCTAGCTCAATAGCAGCCATCTGCTCAGGGTTGAAGTTCAGGCTATCAACAGCAGAGTCCTTAGCACCTGCATTCTCAGGGAGTGCAGATAACAAAAGAGGCACGTTACTGGCATTTATTATTGTACTCTTATTGGTATGCGCCCATGCTTGCGTCCATACTTGCGCTAGTACTTGCGTGTCTTTGCTAGTTTGGCCCCACTGCATGGCAGAGAGGTTCCCGCTCTTAGCAGCAAGACTACCATTGGTAGCTATCTTGGTAGCTACGCTATCTGCTTGGTTGTCATTGGTAGATACTGAAGGGCTGATATGCGTGGCTTTGCTGGCTTCCGCAAGCGCGCGAGCCGCGAGTCTTTCGCGGGCAGCCGCCACAATAGCGGCCATCTTAGTATTAGTAGCCATAGTTTAATCCTCCCTTACGCTTTTGGTTGTTTGCATTTTAACCTTATAGAATTCTTCGCCTGTTCCATACAAGCGATCAAAGAATGCATTACGTGTGGTTTCGCTAATCAGCCAGAAATCATGATTGCACTCATTAAAGAGCGCAGTAACAGAACGATACTGTGAGTCAGTAAGCTCATAAGGGCGATGGTGGGTATGTAAGGTCATGGCTCAAGCTCCAACGGTGTTTATGTATTCTATGCTATGTGTGGCATTATACACGGCCAGCATGGAAATATCAAAATCCGATTCTTCACGCACTACGTTCCACTTGTCACCGTCATAGTTAACAACGAGACCATTAGGATACACAAACTGTGCAATGTGTGTGACTTTAGGAAACGCGCCACTTGTGAGCATATTGGTGCATCTTAGCGGGCCAGCAACAGCAATGCGCTCATAGATG